GGATATGATGTTGCTACAGAAATTATCAAGGAATGTACTACCGCTGAGGAAGTGAATAAATGGGGGCTGTATTACAGTGAATTATGGGATATTGTAAATTCTGATATATGGGCAAATTTAAAACCTGAAATTGGTGACGGTGGAAGTTTTAACAGAAGTATAGAAACTAAGATGAAAATTTCGTCAACTATGATTGGGCGCCCTGCTCATAATAAAGGCTTGAAGCAATTACATAAGCAACATACACGTAGAACTTATGAAAGCAGTTTAAAGGGAAGAGTACGTCCTAAGTTAGAATGCCCACATTGTGGTAGATACATAGATGAAGCAAATTATCACCGATATCACGGTGATAAATGTAAATTAAAATAGTTTCTTAGGAAGACTCTGGTCACGCAAATATTTCTGCCATCTACGTTTAGCCTGGCTTTTTGCTAGTTTGCGTTGTACAGTTGGCTTGACGAATTCTTGACGGTCACGGACTTCTTGTAGAACATCCATGTCGGAAATCTTCTTTTTGAATTTGCGTAATGCTTTTTCAAAATTTCCATCTTGTACTAGTACTCGTCTTCCTTTTATGCTCATAAATTAATTTTTGGTTCTAAAACTCTATCCTGACTAATATTTATCACTTTTACGTTATTTTCTTTGTATTTGTTAATGTTAAACATGTGTGGCATTAGTACACGTTCGATTTCAGTATGTAAACCACGTGCCCCGGTCTTTAGTTTTAGACAGTTATCTACAATCTGATCCAAAGCACTATCATCAAAGTTTAACTCAATACCATCGATACTGAACAGATATTGGTACTGTTTTATATAGTTGTTTTTGACACTAGTTAATACAAGTTTTAATTCATCCTTACCTAGTTCACCAATGCTAACTGTAGTAGTAAAACGTCCAATAAACTCAGGAATCATACCAAACTTAGTTAAATCATCAGGTGTTACATTACTCAAATCACCTTCTTTTTTGTTCTCTTTGATACTAGCACCAAAGCCAATGCTTGTGCCGTTCTGGCGATTAGCAATGATATCTTTCAATCCCACGAATGCACCACCTGCAATGAATAAGATATTCTTTGTATTAACTTCTAGCATATCACCGTTTGGATGCTTGCGTCCACCACTAGCTGGAATGCGACATACTGTACCCTCAACTAGTTTAAGTAATGCTTGTTGTACACCCTCACCTGATACATCACGTGTGATACTTGATGACTCACTCTTACGGGCAATCTTGTCAATCTCATCAACAAACACAATACCACGCTCTGCTAATTTAGCATCACCGCCTGCGGCATTAACTAACATACTAATCATTGATTCAACATCATCACCTACATAACCAGCTTCTGTTAAACTAGTAGCATCAGCAACAACGAAAGGAACATTCAAATACTTTGCTACTGTTTTAGCAAGCAATGTTTTACCTGAACCAGTAGGGCCAATAATTAACACATTACCTTTAGAGATTTCTAAATCTTTGGGTGGATGAGTGATTCGTTTATAGTGATTAGCAATAGCAACACTAAGAACAGTCTTGGCACTATCTTGTCCAATTACATGTTCATCTAAGTATTGTTTGATATTATGAGGATCGTTAGTTGTATTCTCGGTTGATTCTGCTGGGCCAATCTCATCAATAACCAATTGGTTACATAATTCAATACAGTCGCTACAGATAGCAACATCCTCGCTTACGATAAGTTTAGTAACTTTATCTTTGTGATTACCACAAAAGGAACAATGGTTTAGTTTAGATTCAGAGGTCATACTTTAATTTATCGTTTTTATTTTTGCTAATATTTTTTAGCATTGGTTGAATGGTACAACCGACACTTGTATATTGCTTGCTCGTTGTAAGATATTATTATACTCTACTGGGATACGCAATTGCAACACCCCTTCCTCCTTAGTATTCCCGTATAATACAAGACTTCTAGGTTCACCGACAGAAAAATAAGTGTTATTGATATTGAAACATTGGGACACTAAGTTGTTAAGACTGTTATCACTTATTGATAGTTTTAGTTTTGCTTCACGACCAGATGTCATTGAATCCTTGAGATTGTTTAGTAAAATAACATCGGTAAACTTATAATGTTTCTTATCACCTAATACAAAATCTTTAGGATTCTTTCCCATTATAATAACATTGCTAGGAGCACGTTCAAACATACCATACTTACTATCTTCTACTAATGACATTAATTCATTGAAGCTAGTGATATAGCTATAGTTCCATTTTAATTTATAGTGAACAGATAAAATAGCATTACGAAAAGAATCAACACCAATTTGATATGGTGATTGTTCAATGATATACGCATTAGTAGGATAAGATGACATTACTGTTTTAATCAGTTTATCAGCTTTAATCTTTTGGTCAATGAATGTTTTGTAACTAACAGAAGCATTGTCTCCGTTAATATTATTAGTTGTTTTACCTGAGTTCAATCGTTGATTAACAAGTTTACTGTCAGCAACCAATACGTCAACGGTTACTTTAACAACAGAACCATTATTAACTACTGATATGATTTTATAGTCATTAACGTAACCAGCACTATAAACAGATATATCATCACGTTTAAGATCGGTTATAGTAGACTCACGTTCACTAACTACAACCGTACCTACACGGATCATTATTGCTTCACGGAATGCATTTTCCTTTGCAAGTTCTAGCGTAGGACCTGTGCCTACAACTTGAATATAGTCATTAGCAAATACATTAGTGATTATTAAACAAGCCGCTATTAACAGCAGTTTCATTCTTAGTTACCGAATTTTTTACGCAAATTATTAGCGAGTTGTTCAGACTCTTTGTCCCAACGAATCGTTACTGTAACTTCTTGTGAACCGGTTACTGCTTGGTTAATTACTCTAAAGCCACGCAAGATACCAGTAGCATTAACACGGATAGATTCTTGTAATTGATACGCAGTATCATTGCTATTGCTACGAATACTATGGCTTGAATCTTTTTCAGCATCAGTATCACTCATTGCTACCGTCTCACCGTTAACAGTGGATGATTTCAATCTATCGCTTGCTTTCTCAACGTTTTTAGCAAGTGTGTTTTGTGTACGTGTACTATTTAAATCTTCCTGAATGAAGTGACGAACACTAGCACGGGCACGATCACCTGCACGAATCAACGCTGTCCGACGATTAGATTCAGTATTACCGTTAGAACTAGCGGTAGCGATAGCTTCAATAGCAATTACATCACACTCACTTTTGAGTGGTTTATACCAAGCACAATCTGTTTCAATTTTAATAGTGTCACCCCTAAAGGATGTTGAAAGTTTTTGATTGCGAATTTGCTCAGGTTCGTCAGATTTTTTACTAAAACTGCCACAGCCAGTTAATGCCAGTACAGTTACACAAACGATTAGTTTTTTCATGGAATACTCCAGTAGTTAATAATGTTATTATTATATACTAAACTGGAGTTTTGTTCAAGACTTTTTGGTCAAGTATTCTTCAATTTGTTGCTTTTCGGAATCATTCAACAATTCAATATCATACTCACCTGATTCTATTTTGGATACCAAATATTTGATATATTCTTGGTCATGTATGTAGCTTTTGGATGTGTCTTTGTTAACCATAATCCATCTAGTTCCATCAAACTTGTAGACACGGTTCGGTAACACATCCACACGTACAAAAGTATCACCCTTTTCTGACATCTTTGGAAACTCAGTTCCAAAACTTGTATTAGCCGATCTCGCCGAATCTGCTAGTAGTTTAAACATTTCTGGATGAGCACCCATCAATACATCACGGTGCATGTGTTTGCCTTCGAATGTTACATAACCACCTTCTAATTCTTTGAATGGTTTTGGGTTAGTAACTCCCTCAGTTATGATGTCAATTGGTTGATTAGAATCCACCGTAACTTCTTTTGCTGGTTCTTCTTTTTGAGCAACCATTGGCTTAACATCAAAACTAACAAATGGTTTAGTTAAGTATGGATGCTGTTCTAATAGAGTTTTTGGTTCTTCTTCTTCTATTTCTTCTAGAGGACCATCTTTAACATCACATGCCTTATTGGGACAGAAAGGACCTATACCCGGTGCATTAATCAACTCAGTTCCACACATTAAGCAGTTTATTGTAGGATCACTTGGTTTAGGTTCTAGCTCTTTAAATGCTTCTTCCTCTTCATCTGTGACTGATAGTGATTTAAATAGTGCATCGTCTTTGACTATTAAATTATCAGGCACTTCTACTGATTCTTTTATCTGGTCAATCTGCTCATCTGTTAATGGTCCATCATCTTCTTCATACTCTGGTTTTTCAGCGTCCCATTCTTTACTTGCGTTAGCGGCAAGTACAAGTGCAATAGCCAATGGATCAAATACAATAACTAACAAGATAATAACCCAACGTACTGCCGCTTCTAGTGTATTGTTATCAGCATTGTCACCGTAAATCAATGCGGCAATATACTTGATAGGTCCAACTTCTGCTTCAATTTTACGATTCTCAGCCGCAATCGGTGCTCGTTCTTCATTTAATTTAGCAATTTCTTTTTGAGCATCACCAATTTCTTTTTGTAGTTTAGTACGTTCACCTGATTGTTGTCTACGAATTTGTACTGCACGTTCAGCACTATTCTCGCTATCACCACGACTCAATCGTTGGTCAACTTGATTATCCATTTGAGTTAATGCTTTACGGGCTAATTCAATATTGTCTCGTTGTGTTTTAATCTTTTCATCATACAAGGACAGTTTAGCTTGACTATCACCGGTTGAGATACCATGTTCCATGTGCGCTTTACTTAAAAAGCCAAAGATACCCATGCTTGTAAGTAACGCTAGTGCAATAACAGCAGGCACTAGATAGAGTTTGAGCATAAAGCCAGCACGACTCCAGTACTTGCGTAGCCAAACTGTTGTGGTGATCTTGCCTATTTCTAGGATAGAGCCCATGATAATAACAGGGATAATTGCTCCGGCAAAGATAGCAGTTAAACCAATGATACTATACCAGGCTGCGACGGAACTAAGTGACAGTGCAACCAATAGTGTAAGGTTAGAAAAGGATAGAAATTTTAAGCGCATCTAATATTTAGTCTGTTATTGCTTTGGATTATCTTCGAATAAATGGCCATATAATTCAAGGAAGGGTTCCATAGGCATAATTAATTTTTGAGGTATGCCTCGACCTTGATAGGTAAAGTAAGTAACTGATGGGCCGCCCCTTTGCTCGTCAACCATTCTTACTTGAATGATTTCAATCTTGTTGCCATCTTCAAACGTGTAGGATTTACCTACATAGTTATTAATGTCTTGTTCCATTATTCAATATCTTTGGTCGGCTTTTCAAAAGGCCAAACTGCCTGTGGTTCTAGTTTAGGTGGAATTTCTCTACTCTTTTGAGTTTCTTCATCCATACCGGTGGTAATAGTCTCGCCTTCTGAACCATCATCATTGATTCTTGTAATTTCTAAATCACAATCAATAATCATTTCACATTCGTCTTGCATCCAACCATGTTCTTCTAAGTCAAGCCAACTGTTGCCTTCATCAAAGAATTCTTCTAACCACTCTTGGGTTTCTTCATCACATTCATCCATGTCATGTTCTTCCCAGCAACCATCACTAGTTTCAACTAATTCAGATTCGTATCCACAGTCATAAATGTTTACACCTGCTTCGATGTTTGGAGGATTATCATCATCAGTTTCAACTGTGAATTCTCCCCATCGCCATCCTGTTTCAATCATAATCGTATTATCACCTTTACTGAGGTAATTACGTTCAATAATTGATTTCTTCCATGTTGGTTTTACTGACCATGTTGCCATTTTACTCTTCCCCTTCTTCGTTAAACATAGCATCAATTTCTGCCATGCGTTTTTTACGTGCTTCTTCCTCTACTATACCATGTTCGGTTAGTTCAAGGTCAGACTCACAATATGGGCAAACATGTTTGGCTTCATCAAACTCGTTGCCCTCACCATCTTCCCAGCGCCAATCGGCATCATAGCTCTGACCTTTCCACTTACACTTAGTACACTTGTGTGTTGGTTCAGGATCTTTCTCTGGTTCTACCCAACTAGACTCATCACCTAATTCATAGGTAACATCGTAACCACCTTTGCGGTCGGTCCAACAATCATCGTATTGAAATTCCCATTCGATCTCTACATCATTCTCGTAGGCATCATTAATAACATCTTCATAATCATATGTGCCATCAGCAATACCTTCTAGTATTACTTTAATTTCATCTTCTTCCTTGTCAGGATAAATCTCACTCAACAGTGCTTCATCAAGTTCAATAGCGTATTGCCGATCATGTTGATGCCATTCATGTTTTACAATTGTTACCATTTATTTTCTCCTTTAAGCCAGGGGCAGTATTTTTCAAAAATTTTATACTTGTTCAAATCATATTGTTCAAATATTTTGTGTATTTCATCAGTATACGCTACATTCATCCATGTAGTCAACTGATTTAGGACAACATATTTCCCGTTTTCTTTATCAAACATTTTATCGTAGTCTATACAAAATATGTCCTGTAAACTAGTGTTATCTATGAAATTCTTATAATAAGATTTTATTTTTGGTACAAATAAGATTTGAATTGACTGTAGGAAATCTTTTAGTTTATTCTGATCCGATAATATCTCAATATGATTCTCTGGTAAAAACTGTTCATATATCTTCATAAAAGTTTTTTGAGTATTATCTAATGAACCACCGCTTCGTAGAAACTCAATTTTGGGTATTACATTCTTTATGACAGCATTTAAACAAACTTCTTCAAGTTTATGTGATGGAACGTTTATGAAAATAGTATTAGTAGTATCCCAGTTAGGATACATATGTGTAAAGAATACTGGTTTCTTGAGTTCATTGCTATGAATTTGATTCATATCTGAGACATATTGCATGTCCCAGTTTTCTATGTGCGTATGGGCTGAATTGTGTTCAGTAAAAATAATTGGAGTAGATTCGTTGTTTGCTAATTTGTATACTATATTAGCAATCAATCTACCCCTTGCACCTGGCATAAATGAGATAATGAAATTTTCATTTATCATCACGGAAACGAACAAAGCGAGGGAAACGCAAACTATAAGTACCATCTTGGTTCTGCGTAATCACATCACACAATACTTCAGCAGTACGACCAATGACCATATTGCGATTAGTCCAATAATCATCTCTATCACCGTCACTAAAGCCACTACCCACATTGACTGTGATTTCTTTTCCATCATCGATTCCATGACAAACAAGTGCTCCTAATCGTCCTAAGTTTCTACCAGTACCTTCTTCTATACCTACGACTTCTAAATCTACAGTAATTGTAGGCTTCCACTTCATCCAGTCTGTACTACGTTTACAGATGTATGGTGCTTGTAGTTCTTTAATCATAATGCCTTCAAAGCCTAGATTAACTTGATCCTTAGCGTAACGATCTAATTGGTCACGACCTGCGGCCGTATCTAAGTCAACCATGATGTGCGGTAGTAACTCAACATTAGGCATATTGTCAATTACTGGACGCATATCTTCTAAGATTTTGATACGTTTTTCAAGTTGATTATTCCAATGACCTTCACGGAACGCATCAAGTGGAAGAATATCAAACACATTGAACACGCTATCCTCTGCCTGAACATTTTCTTTACGGCGTGCTTGTCGCATCAATTCTTGGAAGCTATTGCCAATCACTTCACCATCAAGCACAAAGCCCATGCTTAAGTTACTTGTTCCGGCTTTGCGAACCATCTTGACCCAGTTGTTACGAACCTGTTCTTCAATGTGACCAAAGTTATCAAACTGTTTACCATTACGGCTAAAACAGATAGTGGTAACTTCGCCAGAATCACTTGGGATAACCATCAACAACATACGAACACCATCGAGCTTAGGCTCAAGGCGTTTGATACCTTTCATCTCGGGACGACCCTCGCTATTGGTTGCAAGTTGACAACCAAAGATCGGAATCTCGTAATCAGTTTTTTTACAGATTTTATTGATTGTTTTATCACTAATGCCTGCACGTAAGTCTCTACGCAATACAGGTGCTAAGAATGTATTCCATTCTTCACTATCAAAACGCTCAGCCGTACTTTGAATAGCATCACGTGCGGCATGTCCAGTCAATTGACGTTGACTAAGCTGTAGCATTAACTCGTTAAACTCATCCCAGGGATTTTCTGCATCTGTAATACCTATTGTGTCTGGTACTTGACGAACCCCAAATGTTACATACGGATTGTAACATGCTTTTACAAATGAGAGGAAATTAATAGCATTACTGCTACCAAGGACACTTGCCTCTAATGCTTGTTTGATTACATCTTCTTTATGAAGGCGACTGTCTGATTCATTTAGTTTGTGAATCCACGATGCTGACATGAAAGTTCCTTAATTAATAATATGTTATATTATATCACGCTGATGTTTTACTGTCAACATCTTCGGTTACGTTTTTCCTTTTCCTACATTCCTCAAGAACTTCGGGAGGGACATGTTTGTATTCTTTAATTATGCTACACTTATATTCTATTGTAATATCATCCGAATCATCATATCCAGAATCTGGATCAGAAACTAACCAAAGCAATATTGCTACTATCACTAAGATAGTTATAATTATATTTTTAAACATTTTGGGAAACACGCTACACCTCGTAGCGTATTTAGTTATGAATGTTGTTCTTCCAATATAACTACTCTATATTCTGATTTTGGATAAGTTGCCAATAGCCATTCTAACATTTCTTCGCTATATGGCAACCTAACCGAATCGTATTTGTTTGTAATATACATTACCAGCTACTATTATAAAATACTTTCAATCCTAAGAACACTTCTGCCTTAGCGTTATTCACAAACTCAAGGTCTTGTTCATAGTAATGACCGTCTGCAGGATTACCAAAAAAGAACCCTTCAGTATCTGGAAGTTTACCATGACGAATAGCTCGTTCAAGATTATCTAAGTCATCCCAATTTAGTTCTAACTCAATGCCATTAAATGTAGCATCTTTGTTACCTGTACCGGGCATACCCTTGCTTCTCCAAAGACGTTCCATCCAACCATGCAAGTTAGGATGCTTACGCCAATAAGCAATTTCATGTGGCTTGGTAACAGTTGTACTTACAAATTCATTAACTGTTTTATCAAACTCGGCAGTTTCATAATAATCATTATATTGCCCTTTCTTGCCGGCAACATAAGCATACATATCTAGTCCCATAATATCCTCCACCTTTTTGCGTTTATATTTCACTTTGTTTGTTCGATGGTTACTTCTTTAACCTTGTCTACACCTTTGTCAGCTATTCTAGCGATACCAGTAAAGCCCACTGTTGAAACAACAATACCAAGAATAAAACCTATTAATAAATTTGTCATAATTAAATCTCCGGGAATTCAAATACTTGCCAATCTTCAGGATACTCGTTTGCTAACATAGTTGCCGCATCAGTATAACCATGATTGACTAATGCTTGAACACACTCTGCAATAACAGATCCGGCAAATAAATCAGGGTCAAAGTCTTGTGTATAGGTAAAACGATTACCTTTACTGTCAACTTCAACATAGCCACCTGCTTGTTTAAAAAGCCATTCAATAGTTTTATTCATC